GTTTGGTGGCGATCTGGATGGACAGAGCGCAGGACTGGAGGCCGTCGCCGTCCAGTGGGCCCTCGGCGGACATCGCGCCCAGCTCGACGGACTCGATCCGGCCCGTATCACTGGCGAAGCTGACAGGGTGAACCTGATACGCCTCGACGAAGAACTCGAGGTGGTAGTCCTGGGCCACCCAGGTCTGCCCCAGGGTCTTAATGCCCGTCTCCTCGGCGGTCTCGAAGTAGCCGGTAAGGGCCGAGCCCGTGAAGGTCAGCATCTGGCCCACCTCCGGGTCCCCGTCCACGCCGTCCACCACCTGGAGGTCGGTAAGCGCGGTGTCGATAGTTCCGCTCGAGGCGGCCCAGCCGGTGCCGAAGTCCTCCCAGGATTGGTCAGGAAAGAACTCGTCCGAACTCGAGGCGGCCTCGCGGATGTCGAGCCCGTAGTCCGGGACGAACGCCTGCTCTAGGATCTTGGGCTCGGTCGAGTATCGGCCGCTGGGTGTCATCGCCCGGCAGTACAGCCTGGGAGATGTGCGGCCCACCGAGTTAGCGCTGCCGTCCGCCCAATCCTCGGTAGGCCCGAGCACCGTCTGCCCCGGGGGGAGCACCGCGACGACCTGGCCCAGGATCCAGCCGCCCCGGCGGATCTCATGGAAACACCCGCTGGCGTTGGCGGCGGGGGTGATCGCATAGACCGCTCGAGGGCCGCGCATGGTCGCGCGGAAGGCCGTCGGGGGATCCGGGCGGAACCCTGCCCAGGGGATCGTTACGCGCCTCGAGGCGCACGAGGAGGGCGGCCTCTTCGTGTTGTTGGGGGAGATCGCCTGGAAGGCCACCGCGTACTGCTGGCCCGCTCGAGCGCCAGGGAGGTCGATCTCTGCCCCGCCCATGTCCGAGGCAACCTCGGTGCGCTTTTCCCAGGTGTCGAGAACGTCCACTCGCTTAGTCCACAACGCCATGCGCTGCGAGCGGTTGACCGTGCCCAGCGGTTGATGCCAGCCGACTTCCACGCGGACGGCATCCTCGCCGCCGTCGCCTGCGAGAACTCGAGAGCGGACGCCCTCCGGTCGTGGCTGGTCCGGTATCCGGTCGTCGAAACTCTGCCCCACGTTTGAGTTGCCGAGGTCTCCCGCTTGGATCTCGAGGTTTTCGGTTACCTCGTCGTATACGCTCTCGACGTATTCCGCCCACTCCACCGAGACCTCCATCGTCTTGGGGTCCAACTTCAAGCCCGTGATCTCGACGAGCTGCCGGTCTGCCGCCTTCCAGACGACCCATAGGTCACCCTTTGCGGGCTCGAAAGTCAGAGCGGAGGAGAAGTTGATTGTCTGCGAACGCTGCCAGGTACCCGCAGCCGTGGAGACCTGGACCGTCTCGAAGCCTCCCGTCTCCGGGTTGCGGATGTCGGCGTAGTAGGTCGTGGCGGCCTCGAGCACCAAGTCGCGGTCCAAGACAAACGAGGTCTTGTTGATCGAGTCGGACTTGCATCGGCCGCCCTGGCCCCACTCCATAACGTCGTGCTGGAGCACGACAACGTCCCCAACCTCGTAGTGCATCGAATCCACCGAGGCCCGGAAGGAACCGACGCGGCTGATCTCCTGGTTGATGTTCACCAGGAATTGCGCGTGGCGAATCGCCGCAGCTCGCCGCGTGATGCCGCGCACGAAGATCGACTCGTGCCGCAGGTCGTCCTCGTCCCCGACGTTTTGGACGCTCGAGTGCTCGACGTAAGCGGGCTTTCGCTTCCAGTTGGCGTCCTCGTCGAGGAATTCCACCGTGTAGGCGTTCGCACGTTGCGAAGGACCTCCATAGGAGACCTCGAAGGAATCTCGGACGATGTTGGCCATCGAGACGATTCCGACCGGGGTGCGCGGGCGGTTGATGCGGAAGCGCGCCACGTTGCCATCGAGGACCACCGCGCCACGACCTACTGAGGCTTGCAGTTGCAGCGATTGCCAAGACTTCTGGGAGGTGTCGTGGATGGCGTCGTAAGTGTGCCGCCGCATCTTTCCACGCATCGTCCCGTCGAGCGGGCTCCCGCCGTCCAGGGTGCCGCCATCGGCCCAGGGGTCCCCCTCGTCCAGGCGGTCGTAATACAGCCAGACGGTCCAGTTGGTGCCGTCGTGGAAGACCCTCTCGATCTCGTACCCGCCAATGCCGTCCGCGTCCTCGTTGTGATCGACGTAGGAGGGCACAGTAACCACCCCCGACCAGCCGACGAACGCGCCAGCCACCCACCAGCTAGGCGGCTGGTCTTCCATAACGAACTCGATCCGCCCCCGGTCGTCGAACTGCGGCTCACCAGTTACCGCCGAGTCGTATTTCATAAGGCGGAAGCCGTCCGGGTCGATGTTGTCCCCGGAGATCGGCGACCCCTTCAAGTCGTCGATCAGCTCGTTGCAGTAGTCGTACCACTCTTGCCAGGACACTACGTCGATCTGGCGATTCTTGAAGAAGCTACCGAAGCCGTAGTCCTTATTGAGGAGCCGGTCTAGCACGGTGGCCGCGACGTTCCTGTCGTAAGACTGCGTGAAGCTCGGCTCGGTGATGCTGCCGCCGTCCCAATGGGGAACCAGGCGGCCCTCAACCACTGAGGTAATGGGGGGAATGTTGGTACCGAGCTGCTCCTGCGCGTCCACCGCAATCGAGAGATGCGGCGTGCCGGGATAGGTAAACTTGGAATCTATGACCCCCGAGACGGCCTCGAGTTCTACATCGTCGTCAAAGCTGTCCGCGTGCGTTGAGTCCGCCACGTTGCGGATGACCTCGACCCGATAGCGGTGCGAGAGGTACTCGTTACCTAGCTCGGCACCCGGGATAAGCCAGTCCCCTTGAGTGTGCGCGTTAGTTACGAGGATCAGGTGGTTATTGTAGTTGGTGCCAAACGAGAGCGCGGTGCTCCCACCTCCTCCGTAATCGTCGAAGTGATAGCCGCCGATCAGGAGGTTGGGGTCCAGAGTGGTGAAGTCATCCCCCGAGCCGGTGATCGTGCCTTTGCGGCCCCGACCTTCGTTGTAGTCGCTACGCATCTCCTCGATGCTGCGCTCGGCGGCGTAATACCAGGTTTCATCGAAAAAGCCCTGGATATTACCGACCCCGATATTGTCCTTGATGCCGGTCCCCGGCCAGTCAAACGGAACGTGGGCGTAATCGGTTGCGCTGACATGCTCCCATAGCATCTCCCCATTGGCGTAAAGGCGAATGCGGGTTTCACCGTTACCGACGTTTGCGTAGGTGACTGCGACCTGCGCCACCTCGCCCGAAAAGTCAAAGGTGAAGGACGGCGTATAGTACTCCTCGCCTTTGCCTTCGTAGATTTTCGTGAAGTCCCAAGAGGTATTGTCCGCGTAGAGATGAAGGACTGGAACCCAGACGTTCAGGGTTTGACCCGGGGAGGTTCGATAGGTGACCTCCTCGGCATAGAGGTGCCAGCCATCCTTTGGGGGAGGGGGGCCTGGCAAGTGGTGCGGCCAATGCCAATGGCGGCCTAGCCCGGTCTGCCCTGTGTTGGATGTCACCCTCGTCCAAGTGGTATAGGTGAAATCTGGGAATTTGCTGTTAGGGATAAACCAGCCTGGCAGGTTGGGGTTTTCTTTTACCGCTTCATTCACACTCCCGTTGGACGTGTAGAGGGAATAGCCGTTGTCCGGTGCCTGGTACCCGGCTGGATTGTAAAGCGGCACCTGATACTCGACCGAGAAGGCCGAAGTGCCCTTGAACTCGTTCAGCCCCATCGGCAGGCGCACCCAACCGTCGCCGAAGTCCCCTCCGGTTGTTATCGGGTTCCCGCTACCGTCTAGGCGAGTGTAGCGGAGCGCCGCCCGCCAGTACCGCCCTGTGGGCGCTCCTCCAGAAGTGGCGAAGTATCCTCGAGGGAAGCGGATGGTAACGCGGAGGAAGTCGGCGGCATCGGGGAGGTCTACCGTCACTCCGTATTCGTTGAAGTGCGCGTCCTGGTCTGCCTGCGGGGTCTGGCCGATGGTGATAAGGGCCGAGCTGGAGTTTAGAGCGGAGGTCGTCGGCGCATTTAGTGGCGTGCCTGATGCAACTCGAGCCTCGGAGTAGTTCCAGCCGAGCGCGTGCTTTTGTTGCACGCTGCCCAGGCGGATAACGGCCTCGGTGGAGGACAGGTTCGTGGCCTCGTTGCCCTGGATCTCGATGCCCGGGGGGATCTCGAGTCCGGGCTCCCCCGACTTGAGGGTCTGCCCGTCGAGGGTGTCCGCCGAAATCCCCGCTATTGAGTGGATGGGGCCTTCCCCATAGGCGATCTGTGCCCGATAGGTCGCCGAGCCCGAGACCCCGTGCGTGTTGTCGATTACCTCGGAAATCAGGGTGCCGCCCGCGCGGATGCGCCCATAGATAACCTCTCTCGGGCGGCCCTCTATTCGGCGGGTCTTGATGCCCCCGAATCCGTAGGACGGGGAAGACTCTGTCGGCTCGTCTTGCGAATGCTCGGGGGGCGCGGTTATCGAGTTGATGATCAGCCCAACGGCGTAGCTGATCGCCATGTTGATAATGCCCGCCAAGAGGGTATATCCGAAAGTGGTGCCGCCGAGCAGTGCAGCCGTAACACCTGGCACCCGGACGATTACGATCTCGTCGCAAGCCGTTGCTTCTATCTCGAGGCGCTCCCCCTCGGGCACCACTTGCACCCCGTTCTTCCACACCGCCGCGTCCAGGGCGTGGACTTCGTGCCACTTGGGCATCCGGTCGAGGAGGGCGATTTTCCCGCCGTAGTGCTCAACGTGGAATACCTCCCGCTGGTGGGGGCGGAAGCTGTTGGCAATAAATGTGATCTTCAACGCGCACCTCGGAATCGGTAGCACCCGACCACCGGCTGGCGGATTGCGGTTCGTGAAACGACTTTCACCCCGCAGGCAGGAGCGGCGGTAATGCAGCGGGCCCCGTCGATGAAAGTCCAAGCGTGGTGCCGAAGCGCGCCGGTCTCAGGGTCGGGGCTCTCGGTCAGGACCACCACGCCGGGCTCGCGGGTGTTCTCGTCCACCTCCTCCCACAGGTCGGCGTCGAGGTCCTGCAAGGTCTCGGGGTCGCTCGCATCGGTAGACGGGAACGCTGCCAGCGCGGCCTCGCCGTGGAGCTGGCGCAGTACGTCCGCCGCCACCCCTATGCAATCGTAGGAGAACGGCCCTCGAGCCCCCCGGCGGTACTGTGCGCAGAGCAGTTTGGTGGTACGAACGGCGCTCACTGGTTCACCATCCCCCGAAAGCCGCCGAAGCGCATGGGGTGCTTGACCGGGACGCCCCTCGAGTCCTCGTCCTCTCCCCGTTCTTGACAGGCCACAATATGTTTCTCGCAGTGATCGAAGCCGCCGCCTACCGTGTTCGTGGGGCTCGAGGGAATGACGTAGCCGCATTTGACCCCACCGAAGGCAAAGATGCAGTGCTGCGACATGTACCGCCAGCGGGGGAATTCTGCGTCGTGCAGGTTGGCGGGGGACAGTTCGAAGGTGATGGCCTCCGCGTTCCCTGAGCAACGCACCACCTCCGCATCCCATCGAATGTCAGAGCCCGGGATGTCGATGGCCTCCCGGTTTACAACCCGGACCACCGCCGGCTGCCCGACCAGCCCCCCGTACTGATCGACGACCAGGCCGACCTCCTTGGTGGCGTTGGCTACAGAGACTCGAATCCGGGGGAGGTCGCCGTCCTTTCCCTGTACGATCTCGCCAGCAGAGACCGGGAACCTCGAGTAGGTAATCGGGTTACTGGCACCGTCGAAGCCGTACTCCACGTCCTCGGTGTAGTTCGTCAGCCGGAACCGGGTCGGCGGGTCGGTCGGGACCTCGACCTCGTAGAGCCAGATCCACGGGTTCTCTGCGCGCAGGGTCGTCTGCTCGCCGGTTTGGACTGTGCCCAGGTCACGCGCCATTAGAACAGCTCCTCAATTTCCACCTCGAAGCCCTCGACCCCGGGGCCGCGCTTTACCCTTGTGTAGTCGGAGGAGAAGTGCGCGGTAATCGCCGCCGCCTCCCCGGGCGGCGTCCAGGTAAAGGGGATATCCTGCCCGTGGTCATGCCAGAAGCCACGCAGGACGCCCTCCTCGGTAGAGCTGCCCGTTGCGCTACTGCTTGCCTTCCAACGCCGCCTAGACCGGGACTGGCGGGCGAGGCCCTGGCGGTATTGCGGTAGCTCGAACTCGGTCTCTATCGAGTCCCATTCCTCGATGACCTCGAGGCCCCAGCTCGCGGGAAGTGTCAGGGTCCCCGTGGCCCCGTCTGTCTCGGAGCTCACGGTAATCGATGCCTGTTCGTTCTCCGGTGTTCCTTCGTCGGGGGTGACCGTACCTTGGGCCCAATTGTCGAGGTAGGTCTTATTGCCTCCGGTGATGTTCGCCACCTTGACGTAGAAGCCTTCTCCGGTGCCCTCGAGGAGACGCTCGCTTGTGTCGTCCACGACCGCGCCGGCCGAGTCGATTGTGATGCCCTGGAGGTCCTCCCGCTCCAGGCCGGTGACCGTGGACCCGTTCAGCCAGACCGTAATTTTGGCAGCATCGTTGTGCGCTGTGCCGCCCACCGATTCCACTCGAGCGCGAAGCGTGTTCCAGGAGCCGTCCGCCGTGCCACCGGGGTTTTCCATCGAGGCGAGCAGGAGGCGGCTGCCGATGTTCGCCCCCGGGGTGTACCTGTACACCCAGAGCATCGGCACGGCTCCGCTGTATTCGTTCTT